GTTTTTACACTAGGGGATGAAAACACTTCTTGTACTTTATTCAAGAAAGATTGTGTTTTAGTTGGAGGATTCAATTCCTCTTCTGTAATAGGAGTAATTCTTCTTCCTGCAGAATCGTATTCTATCTTTTTAACCTGTTTTCTATCAAACAGTTCTGGTTCCCAGTCTTTATTGTGTTCATCTACTTCTATTTCTGGTAACTCTGAATCTTGTTCTTTTGGATTAATTGTATCTTTAAATTGTATATTGTCTTCTATAACAATGTGTTTAATCTCAGGTTCTTTTTCTGGAAATTCAGTAACAGGTTCTTTTTTGAAAAACGTATCCCATACCTTTTCTTTGGTAGGTTCTGGCTCAACAGTTTCTTTATCTTTTCTCATTTGCCAGTTTGCAGCAACTAACATTAAAACAGCAAGTGGATCAAATACAAGAACAATTAATATGGTGACAAACCTAACTGCCTTTTCTAAAAGATCAGTATCAGCGTCACCATAGATTACTTGAGCAATGTATTTAATTGGTCCTACTTCTGCTTCGACTTTACGGACTTCACTGGCGATTGGGGCACGCTCTTCGTTGAGTTTGGCGATCTTGGTTTGCGCACTACCGATTTCGGTAAGGATTCTGTTTCTATCTTTTTGCTGGTTTCTTCTGATTTGGATGGCTCGTTCTGTTCCACCTTGATCTGTGGTGCGGGAGATAGTTTGATCCAATTGAGCATCGAGTTGAGAAAGTTCTTTACGGCTTGCATTAATGTTCTCCTTTTCTGTTTTGATTTTCTCATCAATCAATGATAATTTAGACTGAACATCTCCTGTTGGAATTGCTTGGTCTAAATGTGCTTTTGATAAGAATCCGAAAATGCCCATTGAAGTTAGTAACATCAACACAACTAGGGCTACGGTAAAATATGACTTTAAGAGAATTGGAATTTCTTTCCAATTTTTATAAAGCCACGATGCCACTACGAGTTTCGATGCTTCAAGCAACGAACCCATAATTGCAATTGGAATCACAGCTGCAGCAAAAATGGCAATTAGACCAGCAACTGCATACCATGCAGCTACTGCTGAAAGTCCTAATGCAACTGCGAATAATAAGTATGTCATAGTTTGTTTTTAATATGAGATCCGTGGACTCTTACAGATATTTGTCCGTTATAAAATTCATCAGATTCTAATACCTTTCGTGCAAACTGTTCTCGTGCTTCTATGTATGAACATTCTGCTTTTGATTTACACAAAAATAAAATTTCTCTGGTGAAGTTGTCCCTTCCCAGTAACTCTACATCTTTATTTAGTTCTATACTTGAACCATAGTACTCCAACCAATCAGAGTCGATTTTGCTACGGATCTTTTTCTTCTTCTTCGTTCCGTTTTTTTGTTTGATTGTTTTGTATGTAGTTTTAGAGAACTTTGCTAATTTCTTACCCACATACATACGACTGGTGGCTTTGTTCGTAATTAAATAAACAAAGCCAACACAATCTTCAGGCAATTCCTCTATGGGATTGTTTTGATAATACCAAGTCATTCTTCATCGTCAAGATCCTCCTCTTCATAGATGTCAGCAGAGCAGACTGGACAATATACCAAATCTTCTGTGCTGTGGTCATCTCCCTTGAGGACGATCTTTCCTCTCGCTCCACATTCATTACACTCAAAGTATTTAGTTGTCATCTATTGTCCTATACTGAAAATGAACTACCACACCCGCATGTGGTTTTTGCATTTGGATTACTTATTACAAATTGTGAACCCTTTAGTTTATCACTGGTAAAGTCAATCGTGGCATTATCGAAATACTGCATACTCATCGAATCAACTATAAGATTATCAATAACAAAGTCATCTTCTTCTTTACCTTCTTCGAGAGTAAATCCATAATTGAAACCAGAGCACCCACCACCAGAGATAAATGCTCTTACAAATTTGGCAGTTGGTTCATCCAAAAGAATTTCGTTAAGTTGTGTTTTTGCTGCTTCTGTTACGGTAATCATACGCACTCACATTTCAGATTGTAATCTTTTATTGCTGCTCTTATCGCATCCTCTGCAAGAATCGAGCAATGGATTTTAACTGGCGGAAGTGCGAGTTCTTCTGCGATCTCAGAGTTCTTAATCTGTCCAGCTTGCTCAAGCGTTTTACCCTTGACCCATTCTGTAACGAGAGAGGAAGAAGCAATTGCCGAACCGCACCCATAAGTTTTGAACTTTGCATCTTCGATAATCCCATCTTCATTTACCCTTATCTGTAATTTCATCACATCACCACACGCTGGTGCACCGACCATTCCTGTACCAATATTTTTATCACTCTTATCAAAACTTCCTACATTTCTAGGATTCTCATAATGATCTATAACCTTGTCTGAGTAAGCCATTATTGTCTTTCCTTTGCTAAACCTAATTTGTTAAAAATCTTAAACCACATCCAACCCATATCAAACTCTAGTGGCTTTCTACTTAGTTTTGGATTTGCTGGATCTCCGTGATGATTGTTATGTAGTTCTTCACCACCAATAATAATTCCCCATGGAACTATATTAGTTGATTTATCTTTGCTGTCATAATTTCTATATCCATAGTAATGACCAACACCATTCACAACACCTGCTGCCCAAAATGGAATCCATACCATTTGAACTGCCCAGAACCAAATTCCCCACCAACCAAACAGCATTAAACTAATTGCTAACATAAGTACTATTCCAGCATATGGGAATCTGGAATAAACATGTTTCTCAATCCAATCATCTGGAGTACCAACACCATACTTCTGAATCATTTCTTTATCTTTTGCAGATTGAACATAGCAAGAAACTCCAGCAAATAAAACAAACCAGATACCTTCATTGTGTGGGCTATGAGGATCACCTTCTTTATCAGAGTTCTGATGATGTTTACGATGTATGGCAACCCATTGTTTCGTTACCATGCCAGTAGTTAGCCACAACCAAAATCTCATGAAATGAGATAGTCCAGAATTAAACTCTAAACCCCTATGTGTTTGTCCTCTATGTAAAAACAATGTAACACAAACAATGGTGATGTGTGTCATCACCAACAGATAAATTAACTCAGCCATCTTGCCTTTCGTACATTATGGTATTGGTATCTCCCAATGACCATTTTGCGTTTGTTTCGACAGACCATCGTTTAGTTGCTACTCTAAAATCTGGTGTCTTAAGTTCTTTTGGATTACTACTTGGCTCTAATATAATTAAACGATTATTTGGCTGAGCAGCAAACTGCCCATTATCACACTGAATAAAATTATAAGACTTATGGTCTTCGACATCCTCAGAAAAGCCAGTATCAAGAATGTTAAAATCAGAGTGGGCACTATCAACTGTGAAAAGATATACTCCATACATCCAATCTCCATTCTTCAATTTAAACTTACATCTCATTGATTGTAGTTGTGCTTTCTTTAGCACAGTTATATCATATGATAAACAATCCCATAACTGAAGATAATCTAATGGTAATGGTTCACCATCAATTGGTTTCCAGCAATATGCGTGTAGTGGTAGTTTATCATAGAGAGCACCATATTCATTAAGATATGACTCAATACGAAATGCTTGCCCTCTTAAAGACTTAATACTTATCCACCAACAAGGTTCAAGTTCTCCATGACCTTTCTCAAAGTCATAGAGAAACTCTCTGCGAACGAAACACTTCACAGGTGGAAGGTTCGCAATTATATGTGCCATTATGCTGCTTTAGCCCAAACATCTTCCCATGTACCAGACAAAGCACCCTTTGCATAATCAGTGACACGATTCTCAAAGAAGTTACCATGCACTGGAGCATTAATCATTTCTTCTACCCATGGCAGTGGATTCTTTTTAACTTTAAAGATACCTTTCATGCCGAGAGAAATCAAACGACGATCTGCGATATAACGAATGTATTGTTTAACATCTTCTGGCTCTAAATCACGCATGTGTGTTCCATTAAAAGATAAATCAATAAACTTATCTTCCAACTGAACCATCTTTTCAGCGATTGTATAAATCTTACCTTTTAGATCATCACCCCAGATCTCTGGATTTTCTTTGATGTATTCTTTGAACAGTTTGATCATTGATTCAGCATGCATTGTTTCATCAACAATAGACCAAGTAACAATCTGTCCCATTCCTTTCATGATGCCATGACGAGGAAAATTAAGCAACATGATAAAAGAACTAAAAAGCTGCATACCCTCTGTAAAAGCAGAGAAGACAGCGATGTGTGTCGCAGTTGATTCAAGAGTACCATTCTTCGAACTGAGTTCCGTAACATAATCGTGTTTATCCTTCATTTCTTGGTATTCAAGAAACTCACTGTAAGTGGATTCTGGCATACCAAGTGTTTCAATTAGATGAGAATATGCAGCAATGTGTAATGCTTCTCTTGCAGCAAAACCAGATAACATCATACGAATTTCTGGTTGTGGGAAATAAGGAAGATAGTTTTTAACATATCCACCTGCCACATCGATGTCACCTTGTGTAAAGAAACGGAAGATATTAGTGAGGAATTGTTTTTCTTCAGCAGTTAGTTTCTTCTTCCAATCTTTTACATCCTCTGCCATTGGAACTTCAGTATGAAGCCAATGTGCTTGCTCATGTTTTAACCATGCATCGTATGCCCAAGGATAATTAAATGGTTTAAAATATGTTCGTTCATCCGTCATCTTGCTC